CTGCCATACTACATCCTTATTATGTAAATTGGTAATAGCTTAGCAAACTTACAAACCAGTTGAATTGTTAATTCAATATATTTCTAGTTGCCGCGTATAAAATGCTGTTAATTTCGCCAGTTGGCACTGCTTGTGGAAACTGTTCTGCTGCTGGAGGAGTAATATAGGACGCCATGTTTATTGTATCTATAGGCATAGAAAACGTTGTATTAGTGAGCACTAATATAGGCGCTTCTACATGGTTTAGCTCTGTAATGCCATAACCTTGTGGTACATATAAGCGTACTATCAACCCAGTAACAAATTGATTATCAAACGAAGTAGTAATTACTACAGGGTTTGAGTTTGTTATGTTGGTAATAATCCTCATAGCTGGTTGAAATATTGGCGCTGCTACAGCAAGTATTGGCATCTAGATCCTTTCTACAGTGATAATCTCTTTGCTTGGCTGAGCATCGATGCCCATAAAGTCTAATGATTGGAAACTACAACGGCGTACTTTTTGCCCAATCTTAGCAATAGGTTTACCAAACTCATCTTGGCTATAAGAGTGTATTGGGTAAAAACAATTTGTATTTAAATGACGTGCTACGCCTAATGGTAGCTCGTATATCTCACCATCACGCAACGAGTAGTTTTGTGGGGCATCACCTTTATATAATTTTATACTAAAGTCCATGACACCGCCTGGCACTTCGTGAAAGATAAATTTGCCGCTTACTTTTTCGGCATCACGGTTGCGTAAGGCTTCCATCTCTTTGCTTGTTAACTTTTTTCTTTCCATGATTACTCCCTTGTTAAATGTTAAGCGGGGAGGGTTGCCCCTCCCATCCGAATAAGATTATGCGTATTCTTCAGAGTTAAAGCAAGCTCCAACTTTCCAGAATATAACATCCCCTGCTTGACCAGCTGGGTTGTTCGCTCTTGCAGCACCGCCTCTTAGTTTGATACCAACAAAACCTTGGTTTACTGTAGCATCAGCCAAAATGTTAGCATTTTGTGATACTGAGTAAGCTGTGTCTTGACCGAAAGGTATCATCTCTGGCAATTGTGAACCAGCAGCAACTTGTGCAGATGTTGGATAAGTAAAAGTTTCACCGCTACCAACAATGTCGATAGTAAAGCGAACTGATCCAAAACCAGCTAAAGCAGCTGTGTTAGCAACTACGCTTGTTACTGTAGCTGATACATAGTTATTTGCTGAACTAGCGCTTAATAAAGCACTAATTCCTGCTCCACAAACAGCAGGTATATCAAATCTTACTTGCTGTCCTACTGTTAAACCGTGAGGAACAGATGTAGCAACAGTAATAACACCAGCAGCTTGTGTGATGCTAGTAACGATCCTGTTAGCTGGATAGAATCTTGAGCTAATATCAATACGCTGTAAAGCACCATCAGTACCAACAACACCAGAAGCTGTAGCTAATGCGTTATTTGCACCTAATAGCGTGTAGTCGTTACCAGCAACAACGCTGACAATCATATCTACGCCATAGTTACCAAATACAGGCACACCTAAAACACCAGCAACGTTTCTACCAGTAATACGTACGATATTACCAACAGCTACAGCTACTGCAGCTGTTGTAGCCGCAGATGTTACAACAGGCTGAACTGCGTTTGTTTGTGCAGTGGTTGTGTATTTAATAGATGCAAAGTTAGCAGGGTTAGAGTAATCAATTACTGTAAACATGCCTGCAGGAGCAGTTGTAGCACCAGCACCATCAATAGCAACACCATTAGTCATTCCAGTTTGGAAATAAAACTGTAATGGAGCACCAACGCCATCATTAGCTAACATGTTAAATACAGTAATCCAGTTTACACCTGGTCTAAATACAATAGTTTTATCCGCACCGGTTGATACGAAATTACCACGTACTATAATTGTTCCGTCCATAATATCTCCTTTATTGTGCTAATGTAGCTCTTAGGTTGATAACCCAGAGATCGTTAGTTATTCTTGGACATGTCGCAAATTTATAGCCTACAGAAGCGTTTAACGCTAATGGGCCATCATAAATTGGCGGTCTGTAGATGAAGGACGCTGAGTAACCATCTTGCTGTACAGTAGCATAAGCTTCCATACCAACGCAGAAAATGTTGTACACATCACTACCATTAACAGAAGCATTTGGGCTGATTGAGCCGATGCTTGATACCAAGAATCTCAAGTTATTAACACAACCCCACTCTGAACGTAAAGCGTTTGTAGGTGCTGGATAATTACTTTTTGACGTAAAGTTATTAACGCCTTCTAACTCTTTTGTCATGTTTGTATGACATAAAGCAAAATAAGCGTCACGAACTGGAGCTGTACCAAACTTATCTTCACCTTCGATGTTATCGGAGATTGTATAAGCGTTGTTACCTAGTAATACACGTGTTACTTCAGACACGTCTAACAATGTTAGCTCGGTCGGACTGTCGCCGTTTACGCCACCAACACAGTTAATAAATGATGCTGTTGATGCCAACATATCACGTGTTAACTGATCTTCGGTTTGACGTAGCGATACGCCTAAACGTGCTGCGCATTCGTTAAGAACAGGGTCTTGGTTTTGTAATGTTACTTGTTCGTTTAAAACTACATATGTGCCATAGAAGCTAATTTTAGCATCGATGTCTACAGCTGTTAGGTTTTGTGGTGGTGGAGTAATACCACTGTTCCCCAAAGGAACCATAGCTGTTTGTAATGGGTTATATCTACGCATACGTAAAGTATTACCACCATTACGAGGCATATTTTTACGCATTGCTGGAATATTCAAACTGTTACTTTTGATGACCTAGTAATTAGGCGGGTATATTTCTCAATACACCTCTCTATATTTCTATAGAGTTCAGAGTACCGCATCGTCTTTTGACGTCCCCTCGCTTACTGCGTTCATGCTGCACAGCTTTCGCTTGCTTGCACCTTGTTGCCTTCACCTTTAAGTGGTCAGGTGTTCAAGACTATCAGAGGAGATTTTAGATCCACAATATTAACAATGGATCATATTAGGTACAGGCACGCTTAGCAATTTATAGCTAAAACTTTGCTGCACTGGCGAAGGTAAAATGGATGTAGTTGTAACTGCCATTTTTGTTCCTTAGTTAAAGTTAATCAATGTACTTCAAGTAAGATGACGAGTCTTTTTTACAGTCTGATGATCTGGCGAGAATCTATACGGCCATTAAGAAGGGTGAGAGTAGCGAGTTCTCTATACGGCTGGCTTTATATTAGCAAAAAGTATATTAGGGTCAACTAGAGGGAGCAGATTGATACTACCCCCTATAATTTTATAAGTTTTGACGTGCTGCAAACATCTCTTTGACTAGCTGGTCTTTTAACTCTGGCGTCAATCCATTAGCAAACGCGTTGGCATGACTCAAAGGAGACTCACTTTTTTGTGGTGCTATACTGCTCAATGACTTAGGTTTAGCTAAGTTTTGCTGTGCTTTAAGCTTGTCAGCATCGTATGAAGTATCACGATGAATATTTAATAGCTTAATCATCTTATACGCCATAGCATGGGCTTTATAAACGTCGCCTGTAGCTAAAATTGCATCGGCCACATCTGGGTCTATCTCACGTAATTTTTTTTGATTTTCGTATGACACTACTTTCTCAAAGTCTGGAAAGTCGTTTTTAATACGCATCTCAGCTGTAGACATAGCCATACGCTTAGAATCTTCTTCACGTGCTTTCTTCAGCGCTGCTAACTCTTTTTTGATACTTAAAAGATGCCTACCCTCTGCCAAGTCGTCTTCTTTAATACCAAGCTCACTAAGGTCAATCTCTTCTTCTTGAGGTTTTGTTGCAGCTTGTCGCTGTGCTAGCAACTCTCTTGCTTCATCTAATTCACGCTGTAACTTATCTTTAGACTGACGCAGTAATCGCCAATTTTCGTCTTTGACGCTCTTTAGCTCCGCCTCGATAGATTGATCTGGTTGCGCCTGTATAGTTTGCTGCGGAGCTTCCTCAACAACTTCTTCTTGTACTTGCTCAACTACTTGCTCTTCAATCATTTCAATACCTTCTTGTTGCATTTTCTTGGCTGCCTCTCTGTTCATTTGATCAATTTGTGATTGTGATGCTATTGGTAAATCCATATCCTTACGCCTTTATCAATATTGAGTTATCTGCTTCATTATTTAACTGCTTTGACAGCTTTAACAAGTCGCCGTTTCGGTCGGCAAGTATATAATACAACAACCATCTTTCATCTGGTACTATCTCCCCTGCATGCCGTATAAACATTTCGCAGGTATCTTTTGATGGTAATACCCATAAAAACTGAATCTTATCGTCTTTATGTATCTTGTAGACTGTCTGGTCATATTCTGGGGTAGGGCATGATGTACGGTTTAAAAAGTAGTTACGTAAAACATTTTCCATTAAGCGTTCTTTTTTGGTCAACACAACTACATAGTACTCGCCTGTATATTGCTGTCTGCCACGCCGCAAGCACTCATAAAAATCTTTTTCATAAGTCTTATGTATCTCACGTTGCAACTCTATAGGATCTCTACTGTCAGGAGCTTTTTTTAACAGCTCACTGGATATTTTACCAACCGTATCTGCCATATTTACCTCATACTTTTTTCATGCTAACATTGCTTTACATTATCTCTCCTGTGGCATGATATGAGATTTGTACCCAAGTAGTTGTTTTATTGTTTGATTATAAATGTCATGCCACTCTAAAACTTATCATTACTAAAAAATCCTGATTGCATATTATCATTACCATAAACAGCTTGTCTATAACGTTTGTCTAGCTCTTCTGCTGTAGTATGGTCATCTCTTGTTTTTGGTAAGCTAACACACAAATACCGCAACGCATCTGCCATATGTGAGTGTATATCGTGCAACGGTCTGTCTTTGTACATCTGCCGTTTAGCGTCATACTCTGGACGATAGTTTTCTATAGCCCGCAAAAGAGTTTTGCAACGCTCATCTATAAATATTCTATTAAATGTATTACGGACACAATCTATTCCGTCCATCAAACCAATATCATCTGCTATTGTAAAATTTAAACCCAGTTGACGCGCTGTCTCTAATCTTGTTATACCGCTAGAAAACTCATGCACTTTGATATCATGGGGTGCTATGTGATAGCCGTACAAATATGGACGTTGCTGCACTATTTTGACGTAATGAGTCAATGCCTCACGCTCGCAAGAATATTCGTCTATGATGTAAATTTTGTTGTTTATGGTTTGATAGAACAGTATACTCGTGCTGTCGCTATAACCTATGTCCCAAGATGTATTAACCTTAAACGTAGGATCGTATTCAAATCGCTGTACTCTGTCTTCGACTCTGGCTTTATCTAACTGTGCTGACCAGTATGAACCACTATCTACCCCAGCAAAACTGCAATAATATTCTTGTTGTATTAAATCTGGTGTGGTTAAGCCCTCGCTTAGCTCTTTATTGATCTCGTCTAGCTTAATGTGCTTTGTTTCATCAAGAGTAAGCTTTAAAGCAAACCAGTCTTTATGGTCTCGGGCTACCTGCCATAAGTCGTAAAGGTGATTAGCTTTACCCCTTGGCGTTGATACAAACAAACACCAGCCGCCGTTGTATGCCAATATGGGCTTGATTAGCTGGTAACATTTGCCGCCGTCTTGAAATATTGAATACTCGGTAAAGACTACAGCATAGGCGTTAGAACCTACCAAGTTATTATAGTTCAATGCTCCTATAAGCTGGATAGTAGAGCCATTTATAAAGCGTATAAGTAGCTCTTGGCTGTTCATAGAGCTTATTACTTGTGGTGGAATCAGGTCTAAAAACCTACGACCATCAGATAAAATACTGTTCCATATAATACGTTTAGCCATAGTATAGCTAGGCGCTATATAAAATATGTTACATGTCTT